ATCCAAATCACTAGCCATCATATAGGAATCCCAAACATCTTGCTCCGTAGCATTATTGGGGAGATTGATAGTTTTGCTTACACCCGAATCAATATACTTTTGCCACATAGCTTGAATACGAATGTGCCATTGATATTCAACCTCTCCAGACGTAACAAACAGACTTCTCTCATGAGCATCTGAAAGTAGGTCTTTAACATCATGACCCTCAGATATATATTTTTCTATTGAATTTCCATTGGTATTGAACAACGGAGCAACACGGTTCTTCAAACCTTCATGGATATAATATAATTCCACCCCTTCTAAGGCAGCAGACATATTATGTTTTTTGAATGCCAAATCAAATAAAGGCTCAATTCCAGACGAACAATTCGCAATCATGGAAATAGTGCCAGTAGGGGCAATCGACCTACGCCACGCATTACGCATGTGGAGCCATTCACCACCATTCAAAACATTCAAAGTACTTTCCCCAAATGCCTGGAAACTACCCTTTTCCTGTCCTAATTCAGACGATGCATTATCCGATTCTACCTCTAAAATTTCCCCTAATGTCTTAGCCCAATCTATAGCATCTTCACTACCATAAGAAATATCCATCTTAATTAAGAAATCGGCAAATCCCATAATACCAAGACCTATTTTTCGGGTCTTTTTATTCATCGCAGCAGTATCTTCAGTGGGATGAACATTAACATCAATTACATTGTCTAAAAATCTCGTAGCTAACCGAATAACTTCTCGATACTGGTCAAAATCAAATACCCCATCTACTCCATGAGTATCATTTACCAATTTAGAAATATCTATGCTTCCCAAATTACAAGATTCAGATGATAGAAGAGGTTGTTCTCCACATGGGTTGGTGGCTTTGATAGTTCCTAGTGCTGGAGTTGTGTTATCTTCGTTCATACGGTCAAGCCAAACCATACCCGGTTCGCCGTTCAACCATGCGCCATGAATAATTTTTGAGAACAATTCCCTAGCACGAATCAACTTCCCTTCAACCCTACCGCACGTATCCCAATCCATCGCTTGACCCATACCAGTTTCAGAAGTTTTTACAGGGTGACGTTCACGACACATAGGCCAAGTCAAATGAATATATTCATCTTCCTTAACAGCACCCATAAAATTTTTATCTACACCCACAGAAATATTGAAATTATGGATTTTACCTTCAGTAGTTTTGCATCCAATGAATTCTTCAATATCAGGGGAATAGACTTCTAGCACCCCCATGTGCGCTCCATCACGTTTTCCCCCCTGAGTTATCATAGTACCCACCTCAGAGAGCATACGCAAAACGGCAACAGGGCCACATGCTTTCCCATGAGTAGTAGTTATCGGGAACCCTTTGGGTCTAATATCAGAGAGAGAAAAACCTATCCCACCACCATATTTTTCTATCATGGCAGCATCATATGCCGTTTGCATAATGCTACTCATACTGTCCTCAAGATTCACAACATAACAAGCACTACCTGTACCAGCACCCGTTCCCATGTTCATTAACACTGGAGAATTGGGAAGAAAAATAAGAGGCATTAATAACTCGTCTCTATAGCGGTTTCCCCAATACTCAGAATCTTCTTCAGCCTTAGAGACAGCAAACGCTACCCGTGTAAATAATTCATCGGGTGTATTTTCCTTCAACGAACCATCTGGATTCTTTAAAAAATATCGACTCTCTAAAATACGCATTCCATTGGAAGTCACAGGGGAGTCATAAGATAACACCAAGTTTTCCATTGTACAAACCTCAAAAATATAATACGTGTAATCTAATCAGAGGGGGGAATTCGTCTTCTCTTCGTTAGTTTCCCCTAACTTAGATGTTCCTTTTAACGAAAGGGAATTAGCATAGCAGGTTAAACATAACGAATTCGCAGATATCCAAGCATTCTTGCTACCACAATCGGGACACGCTTCTTCATTGGTTTCACTATTATACCCCTCATCAAACTTGGGTTCAAGTGAATTCTCATTCCGTTTTGGAGTGAAATCATTCATATCCCCAATCAATGTTGTAGAAGAGGTTTCTTGTTCATAACAAGCGAGTAAAGCCATCGCAATCGAAAAGAAAGAGTCTCCATGTCCTAATGGTGTTGCGGGTGCTTTAAGGTCATTATTGACGCATGTTATCTGTGATTTTTGTCTTTCATCAGCTATTAATTGAAGCCTACCAGAATTCACATACTCTTCAAAAACTTGTGCCATCCTACGTTTTTGCTTCAACGTAAAGGTCATTGGATTCCAAATAGAATTCAACCCACGCTCTTCTAACTCCCCTCTAGAATTATCTACGTAGGCTCTATCCAAATCAAAATTCTCAGAAATCAAATTCAAATGTGCAATCTGTTCAGTATAATCCCAACTATCCAAAAATGCCTGATGGATTTGAGTAATAATCTTATCCTTGATTTTAAATATAGCTATATGAGAAGGGTGTCTCTTCTTCCCAACGTCAAATCCAGCAAATACAAAATCAGCGTCTATATCATGTTTAGTATAAGGATTTAACGATTCTAATTTATCATTTTCACACTTACTAATATCTTCGTCATTCAAGTAACTTTCAGTACTTAAATAGGGAGTGAGCATCATTTCAGACGCAAAGGATTTAGGTCTAATCTGCTTCTGATGTAAAAGTTCCGCTTCAGTGTACAATTCTGGCATCAATACTCTTCTACCGGGAACTGGGTCTAAAGCTGGGAGAACTCGTGAAAAGAATCGTTCATCTCCCTGTAATTTAAAAAGTAAATCCCCTGGTAGCATAGGAGTACCTAACACAATAACTGGAACCCCACGATTAGGTATGTAAAGAGTTTCAGTATAGAACCACTCTTCAATTTTAGAGAGACTAGAAATATTCAGGGGGTTTTCAGGGTCACGCATCAGGTCATCACAAATCAACGCCCCATTCAAATGCATACCCCGTTTAAACGAAAAAAGACCGCCATGTGCGACTTCAGCACGAAATCCATTAACCATATATCTAAATGAATAATCAGCATTAGGAGAACGGTCAGTCATCCAGTCCATTAATTGGGGGTTTCTACGTATATGACGATTCATCTCAGAAATATGATATCGAGACATACCATCACTATAAGAAAGATAAAGAATAGATGTATCTTGTGAAGAATTCAAAATAAGCCATACACAAAAAGAGTACCCCAATATAGTCGATTTCAGATGACCTCTTGGAAGTACCGCCACATAGCCCTTGCCTTCTGCTATCGCCCTATCTACATCATCACAAATAACTCCAACATGCCATGCATCAAAATAATGTTTATGCTCGTATCCTTGGCTCCAAATATCTCGTGTAAATTCCCAAAATGTACCCGTGTTAATAGAGTGTCTATCATCAAGAGTATCTATAATCTCTTGTAAACCATCTTCAAAGGAAACTAATTTGTCATTTTTCTTTTTATAAGTTCTTGGCATGACACTCTCAATAGATTATTTATGTATCTTTATACTTCACTAACAGTTTCCTAAAATCTCCAGCTAAGTTCTTCAGTATGGCTTCATCAGCAATATGATTAAGGATAATTGACATACATTCTTGCACGAATTCCAAATTGATAAGACCACCACGAACTTTGCGCTCCCCCTGAATCCCTATATCCATTGCTCTGGTGGCTTCCATTGCATCACCAAACTGCAATGTATCTAAAGCAGACCGTCCTTTATCAGACAGATATTTGTAACTATCCAGTTGTCTTTTCTGGTCAGTTACTAGTTCATCCTCATCCATTGCAGACAATTTCTGAACGACAACAATCTGTTGTCTGGCTTTTAAATCTTCCCAATCGTACTTACGTTTCCACGCATAGAGAGCATTAACACTTACATCTCTACCAAACTCATCGCTGAGAATATCTGCCATTTTAGGAAAGGACTTACTCCCTTCCAAATACAATTCTAACGCTCTTTTACGCTCATCTTCAGTAGATGTTTGTGACCTCATAAACCATTACCTAACTCCAAAGGCAGTACCTGGGTCAACTGGCCCCGGTATTATTCCACCGTATGGAGTACCATCAGATTGCAAAAGCCTAGAAAAATCCATATGTCCTTTATACTCTTTATCGCTACGGACAGTGCAAATAACATTTTTATGGGTAACGTGTTGACCTTGAATTTCTTTCATTCTAAGGCCGATATCAGCCCTACCACATACCCCATGAAAAGAATCATCTGCAAAGGGTTTATGATTTCTACCACGATTCACAAAATACTCAAAAGGTAAGCTTATATTGAACAAACATCTATCATCATTACAATAGACAACTTTAGCATACCTTTTCAAAACCTCTATACACTCTGAATCGGACTTACACTGACAAGATACGGTGCTATCTATACAGCACTCTCTAGACTCTACTTTTTTCTTAGCCATCAACCACCGTTTCCTCTTCCTTCTCGTCAGTTACGAACAAGTCCCGTATAGCGTCCTTTCGACGTTCCAGCCTACGAGCCATCGCTTTGTGAAAGTCATCTGTGGGGTCTACAAGAAACCGGAGTTCTTGGTCATTAAAAAACTCATACAAACGCTCTGGATGAGTACTAAAATTCATCCATGCTTGCACATCCAATCCAAACCCCAATTGAGTAACAGTCACTCTAGATGTCAGCCCTAACAAATGACCGGAATCACCGTGAAATAGACCCCCACCACTATTACCAAAAATAGCTGGTGCATTCGCCATCAGGTAGTTTTTCTGCTCGATAACCTCTCGCAAAGAGGTGATTGTTCCAATATTTCCAAACGGGTCATGTAACAAACTACAACCGCACGTTACTACATTATCAAAAAAACGAACATCTTTGATTTCCTCTTCAGGAATAATGGCAGCAACATGCGGCATCTTAT